TTACTCCAAATACTGGCACAACTAATGATGATGAAATTAGAATTAAAAATGGTGTCAATGATGTAGCAGTAATTATTGCTGGTGCTGGTCAAACTTTGATGTCCTTATATACGATCCCTGCTGGCAAGACAGGATATTTGATGAAACTTCAAGGTTCTATTGATGCTAACAATGATGCTCTGTTTAGATTGTATGCAAGACCTTTTGGTGGAGCATTTAATGTTAAAGGTCAGTTTGGAGTATTTGCTTCTGGGTTCAACTATGACTATCCAGTTCCTTTAAGATTTGAAGAGAAAACAGATATAGAAATAAAAGGTCTATCTCAAAATGGTGTAGGTGGTGGAGCAATCTTTGATATTATACTTGTAGATAACGAGGTATAAATATGAAGTCGTTTAAGCAATTCAGGAATGAGCTCAACGAATCAGCCTGGACCAGAAAAGAAGGACAAAATAAGTCCGGAGGACTTAACGAAAAAGGACGAAAGTCTTATGAAAAGGAGAATCCAGGATCAGACCTTAAAGCACCAAGCAAGAAGGTTGGAAATCCCAGGAGGGCATCCTTCTGCGCTAGAATGAAAGGAATGAAGAAGAAACTTACTAGCAAGAAGACTGCTAATGATAAGGATTCTAGAATTAATAAATCACTACGAGCCTGGAATTGCTAGTGTATCTTGAACCGCATCTCAATAAAAAATCTGCGGAGTGTTCCCAACTTTGGTATGAGTGGGAGACTTTGTGGCGAAAAAAGCATTAGGAGCACCGGAAGCGAGAAGGCGATGGTGTAAATGTGCTGATGAATTAGGGGAAATGGTAAGTGAGGAAGTCAAAACAAATCCTCGTTACAATAATGTAAGAATGGAGTGGTAACAACATACATAATGTAGATATATTAAGACAAATGAAGTTTCTTTTAGGACTACTTGCTTCACTATTTTTTGCACTTCCTGCATGGGCTGTTGACGTTCAAATGGGTTACGATGGTAATCTTGTGTTTGAACCTGCTGAAGTTTCTATTGCTGCTGGGGAGTCAGTTCATTTTGTTAATAATATGCTTCCTCCTCATAACGTAGTTGTGGAGGACCATCCAGAGATTTCACACGAAGGTCTTGCTATGATGCCCGGCGAAGAATTTGATGTTACCTTTGCTGAAGCAGGGGATTACACATACTGGTGCGGACCACATAAAGGTGCCGGTATGATTGGAACTGTTCACGTTTCTTGACACAAACCTAAAAGTATAATTAAGTACAGCACTATACAAAAATAATGTGCTAGGATAAATACAAATTATACAATTGGGAATAGTACCATGCCAGATAAGGAAATGTCCGACCTGAAACTTGACAGGAAGGAATGTCCAAAGTGCGGTGCTGTTTGGATAAACGGACAACACTACTGGTCTGGTACTGGGAATAAAGGAAATGAGTTGGATCTTGCTGGCTTGGTGTGTAATAAGCTTGGTGATGACACTTGTATCAATCCTGTAAAGGGTAGTGATGGTGGAGACACCTGGGACGCACGTCTAAATATTCTTGACAGATATAATGAAGATCTAGATAGAGCGAATGAGTGGTAAAGATTTATACTTAGGCAACCCTAACCTCAAAAAAGTTGGGGTTGATATTGAATTTACTAAAGAACAAGTAAGTGAATATTTAAAATGTAAAGCAGATCCAATCTACTTTACCAAAAATTATATGAAAATTATTTCTCTTGATGAGGGTATTATCCCATTCAAGATGTGGGACTTTCAAGAGAAATTAATTAAAGACTTCCACGAAAATAGATTTAACATTGCCAAGCTTCCTAGACAGACTGGTAAATCTACCACAGTGGTTTCTTATCTTTTATACTATGCTATTTTTAACGATAACGTTAATATTGGTATCCTAGCAAACAAGGCATCTACTGCGAGAGACCTATTGGGTCGCCTTCAGTTAGGATATGAAAACTTACCTAAGTGGATGCAGCAGGGTGTTGTTGCGTGGAACAAAGGTAGTATGGAACTTGAGAATGGTTCCAAGATTCTTGCTGCTTCCACATCAGCATCTGCCGTCCGAGGGATGTCATTCAACATTCTATTCCTAGACGAATTTGCGTTCGTTCCAAATCATATTGCAGAAGAGTTCTTTTCTTCTGTGTATCCTACGATTACCTCAGGTAAATCAACGAAGGTTATCATTATTTCAACGCCTTATGGTATGAACCACTTCTATAAGATGTGGCAGAACTCCGTTCAAGGTAAGAGTGATTACGTTAATAATGAAGTGCATTGGTCTCAGGTTCCTGGTAGAGATGCTGATTGGAAAGCACAAACTATTGCGAACACATCCGAGCGTCAGTTCACACAAGAATTTGAATGTAACTTCTTGGGTTCAGTTGATACGCTAATCTCAGCGGCTAAACTTCAGGCACTTACATTTACAGAACCAATCAAAAGTAACGCAGGACTTGATGTATATGAAAAAGCACAGAAAGGTCACGAATACATTATCACAGTTGATGTCGCAAGAGGCATTGGTGGAGACTACTCCGCTTTTATTGTATATGATATCACTACGATGCCATATCGTATCGTAGCAAAATATAGAAACAACACAATTAAACCTGTACTATTCCCAAGTGTTATATTCCAGGTTGCTAAAGAATATAACATGCCGTATATCCTGGTAGAAGTAAATGACATTGGTGATAGTATTGCTGCAACTCTCAACTACGATCTTGAATATCCTAATGTTCTTATGTGTGCCATGCGCGGTAGGGCAGGTCAAATCGTGGGACAAGGATTCTCAGGAAACAAAACACAACTAGGTGTCAAGATGAGTATCACTGTAAAGAAACAGGGATGCGCTAATCTTAAAGCAATTGTTGAAGAAGATAAATTACTCTTCGAAGATTATGATATTTTATCTGAACTCACTACATTTATACAAAAGAAACAATCATTTGAAGCAGACGAAGGTTATCATGATGACCTAGTTATGTGTATGGTTCTGTTTGCCTGGTTGGTAATGCAGGATTACTTTAAAGAGATGACCGACCAAGATGTTCGTCGTAGAATCTACGAGGAGCAACGTAATCAAATCGAACAAGACATGGCACCATTTGGATTTATTGATGATGGATTAGGTGACGATACTTTTATGGATGGGGATGGAGACCTCTGGGCATATGGAGATTCTCAGGAAGAAGTTAGCTACATGTGGAACTACTGATTTTAATAAATAATTCTAGATAAATTTGGATGTCACGGAGAGTATCACATGGCTAGTCAAGTCTCGCCTGGAGTAATTATCAGAGAGCGCGATCTCACAAATGCAACTATTGTGGGTTCTCAGGCTCTTAGAGGAGCAATTGCTGCAGCCTTCCAAAAAGGACCAGTTGATGAAGTTGTTGCTATCAATTCACAAAAAGAATTAGTCGATACTTTTGGTGGACCAATTGATGAGATTGCAGAAGATTGGTTTGTAGCATCCGAATTCCTTTCATACGGTGGACGTTTAGCGGTAACCAGAGTTGCTGATGCTGCAGCGGCAGCTGCCACTGATAGTAATCTTGTTACTGCAGCATCAGTAGGTAGTTGGGGTAATGACCTAGAGGTTGTTGCTGTTGATAGAGGATACGACCAGAACGTAACTTTTACTCAAGCACCTGGTGTTGTTGCTGATGGAACAGTACTAACATTTGTGAGTGGTAAGACAGCAACACTATATTCATGGGATCCTGCTACTCTAACTGGACAAGTTATTAATACATCTGGTGGTGCTATCGTAACCACAGACGAGATTGACATTCCCGATACTGGAGTTGTTGCAAGTGGTGCCGTAAGCAATCTAGTTGGTACTACAGATCTTGGTGATAATTCATACACAGTTACTCTTTCTGGTGGTAGTTCAACATCTGACGCGACACTAGCATTTGATGTAGCAAGTGGTGTAGTTACAGTCACTTCTTTTACTGGTGGTCTTGGATACGTTGATGGTGAAGTGATTGCAGTTACGGATTCAGATTTAGGTGGTGGTGGTTCAACAGGAACTCCTGTTACATTCGACCTCACAGTAACTGTAGTTGATGACACAAACCCAGTAACTGCAGTTAGCGACTGGTATAGAAACGCTACAGTAACTGTAGGAAGTTTTGTATTTAAATTAAATGATATTGGTCCCCGTCCCGGAACATCCGAGCAGGGCGCTACTTTAGGATTTAGCGAGGATGAGTTCCACATTGCTGTTATTGATTCAACAACAGGAACTATTTTAGAATCATTCCAGTATCTATCTAAACTTACAGGTGGTAAGTCACCACAAGGTGCAAACACATACTACCGCACACTAGTCAACCAGTCTTCAGCAAATATTGTTCTAGCAGCATTACCATTTTCGGGCGATGCATTTGGTGCTGGCGGCGCTTGGGATACTGCTGATCTTGATGTTTCAGCAGCTTCTGGTGCTCTCAAGCGTTTAGCAGTTAAGCAATTTGACCTCTCAAGTGGTTCGGATGCTAATTATGCATATCCAAATGATGCTCTAGAAATTTTTAGAACTTTTGACGAGTTTGATCTAGACTTCATTCTTATGGGTGGTTCAGGTGATGATGAGTCAGATTCACTTGCTAAAGCGGGAACTGCAATTAGTATTGCTACCGAAAGAAAAGATTGTGTAGCGTTTGTTTCCCCACATAAAGGAAATCAACTTAATGGCGATACTCCACTATCAGCAGCAGCTGCTAAGACTAATACTCTTAATTATTTTGCTAACCTAGCATCCACATCATACGCAGTATTTGATTCTGGTTATAAGTATCTTTATGACCGTTTTAATGACGTGTTCCGTTATGTGCCTTGCAACGGAGACGTTGCTGGACTATGCGTTTCAACATCCGCTGCACTTGCTGACTGGTATTCACCTGCAGGATTGAACAGAGGTTCACTAAGAAATGCAATTAAGTTAGCATATAACCCAAATAAATCCGATAGAGACGACCTATATTCTGAAAGAATCAATCCTATCGTATCTCTTCGTGGTAGTGGTATTACGCTGTTTGGTGACAAGACAGCACTTGCTTCACCATCAGCATTCGATAGAATTAACGTTCGTCGTTTGTTCCTCAATATCGAGAGGCGAGTTGACGCTCTTTCCCAGGGAGTATTATTTGAACAAAATGATTCTCTTACAAGAGCAAGTTTTTCTGGTGCTGTTAATTCCTACCTTTCTGAAATTCAAGCAGATAGAGGACTAACAGATTTCTTTGTTGTTTGTGACGATTCTAATAACACCCCATCAGTTATTGATCGTAACGAGTTTGTTGCGGATATTTATCTGCAACCAGTACGCTCTGTTAACTTTATTACAGTTACATTAACTGCTACAAGAACCGGAGTATCATTCTCTGAAGTAGTTGGTCAGTGATAATTATTTTTCCAAACAACAAAAAAAGAGGTAAAAAAACATGGCATCAATGAGTTCATTTATCACAAAGATTGGACAAGGTGTAAAACCAAATCTGTTCAGTGTGAGCATTCCATTCCCAGAATTTGTGGGATTGAGTGCAGAAGATAAGAAACTAACTGACCTTCTATGTAAGTCAGCAGCACTACCAGGTTCCAACTTGGGTGTTATTGAAGTTCCTTTCCGTGGTAGAACAATTAAAATCGCAGGTGATAGAACCTTCGATACATGGTCTGCTACATTCTTTGCTGATAAGGACATGAAGAGTAGAGCATACTTTGAAGCATGGTTGAATGCAATTAACAACCATAACTTTAATGGTGCGGATCTTCCTAACCTTGCTGGAGATGATAAGTATTCAGTTGATGTTGTCGTCAACCAGTTGGAAAGAGGACAAGAAACAGATGTAACGGGTGCAGGTACTAACGGTAGAATCATCAGAGCATACGAACTTAAGTACGCTTTCCCAACTTCAGTTTCTCAAATCGATCTTGCTTATGATAGCAATGACCAGATTGAAGAATTTACAGTTGAGTTCCAGTATTCCTACTGGCAGGCTGCCGCAGGTGGTAGAGAAGGTGCAAGTAACAACCCTGGAGTAACTAACTAATTTACTTCTATAAATAGGTCATAGCACAGTTATAGACCTTATGTTATGAGTAAATTATTTGGATTTCTCATCAACAATCCGGCGGAGCTGAAGGGTCAATCTCCAGTTCCGCCGTCTTCTAATGAAGACGTAACCACCGTAGCCGGTGGTTATTTTGGTACATATGTTGATGTTGAAGGTGGTAATGCCAGAAATGAATTTGATTTAATTAAACGCTATCGTGCTATGGCGTTGCATCCAGAGATTGATTCTTCTGTAGATGAAATTGTAAATGAATTTTTAGTTACTGATGCTAAAGATGCACCTGTAGAAATTGAGTTATCAAATTTACAAGCGGGGGCAACATTAAAAAGAAAAATTAGAGATGAGTTTGAATACATTCTTAAACTCCTTAATTTTGATTTAAATGCACACAATATTATTAGGCAATGGTATATTGATGGTCGTTTATATTATCACAAAGTTGTAGATCTTGCTAATCCAACTAAGGGTATCACTGAACTAAGACAGATTGATCCTCTTAAAATTAAAAAAGTTAGACAGAAGATTGGCAAAGATGAGCAAACAAAACACACTATCCAAGGCAGTGCTTTGGAGTATGACTGGGGTGAGTACATTGATTACTATGTCTATAATCCTAAAGGTTTTGGTGGCAATCTACCTGCAGTAACTGGAACCTCTGACTATGGTATTAGTCAAGGTGTGAGGATTGCAGCAGATGCTATTACATATTGCGGTTCTGGACTGCAAGATATGACTAAGAAAATGACTCTTAGTTTCCTGCATAAGGCAATCAAAGTACATAATCAGTTGCGTATGATTGAGGATGCGATTGTTATCTATCGTTTATCACGCGCACCAGAAAGAAGAATTTTTTACATTGATGTTGGTAATCTACCTAAGGTAAAAGCAGAGCAATACCTTAGAGATGTGATGAACCGCTATCGTAATAAATTAGTTTATGATGCAAACACTGGTGAGATTAGAGATGACAAAAAGCATATGAGTATGCTTGAAGACTTCTGGCTTCCTCGTCGTGAGGGTGGTAGAGGAACTGAAATCTCTGTACTACCAGGTGGTCAAAATCTTGGTGAACTTAAAGACCTTGAGTATTTCAAGAAGAAACTTTACAACTCACTTAACCTACCACCTTCACGTTTAACTGACGACAACAAAGGATTTAATCTTGGTAAAACAACTGAGGTACTTAGAGATGAACTGAAGTTCACTAAGTTTATTGGTCGTCTCCGCAAGAGGTTTGGCGAAATCTTCAATGATATGTTGAAGACGCAACTAGTTCTTAAGCGTGTTATTACTCCCGATGATTGGGAGGAGATGAAGGAACATATTCAATATGATTTTCTATTCGACAATCACTTCAACGAACTCAAAGAAGCAGAACTTAACTTACAAAGAATTCAAATTGCCACACAGTTTGATCCGTTTGTTGGCAAGTACGTTTCTATTGAATGGATTCGTAAAAACGTTCTCCAACAAAGTGAGAAAGAATATAAGGAGATTGATAAGCAAATGAACGCTGAGATTAATCTTGGTCTTGCTATGTCACCTGCTGATATTAATACATTCGATATGATGGATAGACAGAATGATGCTTTTGCTCCAGAGTTGGAAGCACAAGCAGATGCTGACGATCATGAAAGGGAGCAAGAGATTGCTGCTGCAGACCATGAGCGTGAGATGAAGAAAATGAAGGCTGCGCCTAAACCTCCAGCGTCTAAACCAAGTTCTTCGTCTAAATAAATAATATTGCTAACCAATTATAGTTATGTCTGATACTAATCAATCTCTAGAGAAGGCAGTGGATGCCATTTCAAATGGCGACCGTGCAACTGCTATTGACCTTCTCAATGATGTGATGCTTGCTAAATCGTCAGAAGTTATTGACACCTACAAACAAGTAGTTGCTCAAACAATGTATGACGAGATTATGGATAATACCACAGAGGAACCAGAAGAATGAAACTAATTACAGAAGGAAATTTTGAACACGTTCAGATTCTCACTGAAGAGTCTGATGGCAAAAAGAATCTGTATATTGAAGGAGTATTTCTTCAGTCCGAGATTAAAAATCGTAATGGTAGAGTCTATCCACTATCAGTTCTAGAAAGAGAAGTTGGTAGATATAACGAAGAGTATGTAAAGTCTGGTAGAGCAGTTGGAGAACTGGGACACCCTGATGGTCCAACTATCAACTTACATCTTATCTCACATAAAATTACATCCCTAAGAAAAGAGGGAAATAATTTTATTGGTAAAGCAAAAATTCTAGAGTCAATGCCACAAGGTGCATTGGCAAAGAATCTAATTAATGAAGGTGTGAAGCTAGGAGTTTCCTCCCGAGGTATGGGTTCCCTAGAAGAAAAGAATGGTGCTAATTATGTTCGTGACGATTTTATGCTCGCTACTGCTGCTGATATTGTAGCAGATCCTTCCGCTCCTGATGCATTTGTTAATGGAATCATGGAAGGTAAAGAATGGGTATGGGAAGGTGGCATCCTAAAGGAACGCCACATTTCAGAAATGAAGCGCAGCATAGATACTGCTCCATCACATGAGCTCCAAGAGCGCATTGTGAAAGCGTTTGAGGCGTATGTCTCAAACAAATTAATTTAATAAATAACTACAGCACTAAATATCAAAGTTAAGAGGGAAACTCAGATGTCAGATATGTTAAACGAAAAGTTTGGTGAGTTTGTAACTCAGAACAATTTGATGGAAAGTATGCCAACAATGACAGCGGAACCCGCTCCAACTGTGAAGGCAGACGTAATTCCTGGTTCTGGTTCGGACCCATCCGCTGTTTCGGGTGATCCCCAGCAGCGCAATAAAATGTCCGGTGACCCCGCTCCAACAGTGGGAACCGACGTTGTACCAGGAACACAGTCAGTTACAGATTTAGGTGGAAGTACATCCGCACCACTTCACAGTAATGATGAAGATGGAGAAGAGAATCCTGGTGCCAAAGCGGCCGCTCCTGTTTCCCAAGTATCTGGCGACCCACAACAGCGTCATGGTAATCATCACCCTGACCCCGCTCCTACTGTCGGTGCTGAAGTAGCATATGCTACATCTGTAGGTCCTGCGGTAACATATCCAATCAAACCATCGTTCGAAGGATTTGATGTATCTGATGATGTAAAAGCACTCACAGAAGGTCTAGAATTAACTGAAGAGTACAAAGAGAAGATTGAAACCATCTTCGAAGCAGCAGTTAAAGCTAAGATTTCTGAAGAGTACGACAAGCTTGTAGAACACTTTGCCACTGAACTTGATAAGCAAGTATCGACTGCTAAGGCAGAAATTAGCGAGGAAGTTGATGGCACAGTGAACTACGCTATTAACCGCTGGTTGGAAGAAAACCAAGTAGCGATTGATCGTGGTATCAAAAACGAACTTAATGAGGAACTTATTTCCGGTTTCCTTAATGTATTAAGTGCGAACCACGTCAATATTCCAGACGACAAAATTGATGTCGTAGAAGGAATGGCTGAAACTATTCGTGAAATGGAAGACCGCCTTAACGAGCAAGTTAAGAGCAATATTGAAATTAGTAAGCAACTCTCTGAGGTAAAAAGCGTCGTAATTCTGAACCAAGTTTCAGAAGGTCTAGCTGATACTCAGAAAGAAAAACTAGCAGCACTTGCTGAGGGTGTAGATTTCAAATCCACAGAGGATTACACAAAGAAACTCACCACTATCCGCGAGTCTTATTTTAAGACCGAGGCAGTCAAGTCTACAGTTGATGAAAATCCAGTAGAAATCACTGAGGAGATGTCACCAGCAATGGCGGCAACCGTAAGAGTTCTTCGTAACTGGAATTCGTAATTTTTAACAGTACACTTTAACACAGAGCTAAAAAAATGTTGGACACAACCCCAAGAGCTCTAGTAAATAAGTGGGCACCTGTTCTTAACGAAGGCGAGTCTATTCAAGATAAGCATAAGAAAGCAGTAACCGCTCAACTACTAGAGAACACAGCAAACATGATCGCGCAAGAGCGTGGCATGTTAACAGAAGCCCCCAACACTGTTGGTGGTTTAGATGCAACCGGAGGAGCATTATCCGGTGGCGGACTAGCAGCTACTCCTGAAACAGGCGGACTTGCTGGTTTCGACCCAATTCTAATTGGACTAATCAGACGTTCAATGCCTAACCTAATGGCATATGACATCTGTGGCGTTCAGCCCATGAACGGTCCTACTGGACTAATCTTCGCAATGAAGTCACAGTATCAGGAGCAAGGTTCTACCCTACGCGGTGGTCCTGAAGCACTCTTCAACGAACCTGATCCTAACTTCTCTGCTACATCTCCTTCTTCAGAGACTAATGGAATTGCAGACTACAACATTGATTACACAGGTGCCGGTGGCGATAACCTATCACCACTAGGAACTGTTCAGTCACAACAAGCTGGCAACCTAGAAGCAAACCCTGGTCTACTCAACGACGGTGGTTCTTACGAGGGTGGAGCATCTGGAGTTCGTGGAATTGAAAGAGACGTTGCTGAGACTCTAGGAGCAGCAGGAACTCTATTCAACGAGATGTCATTCAGCATTGAGAAGACTTCTGTGTTCGCAAGAACCAGAGCACTCAAAGCAGAGTACACTCTAGAACTAGCACAAGACCTCAGAGCAATTCATGGTCTTGATGCAGAGGGAGAACTTTCGAACCTTCTTTCCAGCGAGATTCTTGCTGAAATCAACCGTGAAGTTGTTCGTACAGTTTATACCATCGCTAAGCCTGGCGCACAGAACAACGTTGCTGCCGCTGGTCTATTCGACCTAGACGTTGACTCCAACGGACGTTGGTCTGTTGAGAAGTGGAAGGGTCTAATGTTCCAGATGGAGCGTGACGCTAACGCTATCGCACAAGAGACCCGTAGAGGCAAGGGTAACTTCATGATCACTTCTGCTGACGTTGCTTCCGCAATGGCAATGGCAGGTGTTCTTGACTATTCCTCAGGTCTAAACGGTGCAGGTGGTCCTGGTATTGGCGAAGTTGACGATACCGGTAACCTCAGAGTTGGTACAATGAACGGACGCATTGCTGTCTACATTGACCCATATTCTGCTAACATCGCTGACACCCACTACTATGTAATGGGTTATAAGGGTTCTAATGCATATGACGCAGGTCTATTCTACTGCCCATATGTTCCCCTCCAGCAACTACGCAGCATCGATCCTAACACCTTCCAGCCCAAGATTGCGTTCAAGACCCGCTACGGCATGGTTGCGAACCCATTCGTTACTAAGGCAAATGGTGATCCTGACCAAGGAGATCTCACTGCAAACCGTAACCAGTATTACAGAAGAGTTACTATCAAGAACCTCATGTGATATCTTGTTCATAAACCGACACAGGACTCCCGCAAGGGGGTCCTTTTTTTATACATAGTTGTAATTGCTTAAGTGCTTGTGCCTAGAAATACTATGACTAGAGACGAGATTAAAAACTTTGTTTTGAAATGTAAGAATGAACTTTATAATGGAACACATATTAATAAAGGTGGTGAGTGGCATGACGGAGCACACTACGAATTAAACAGAATTCTCGACAAAATAGATGAGTATTCAAGATAAAGAATTTATAGAACTGCTGGGCAGGGTAACTAAATACAAAATGGACATCCTCTTTGAGGAACCATGTCCTCTGTATGAAGATGAAAATTTTTATTGGCATGACTATATCTCCCAAAATCCAGAAACTAAATTATGAAGATGATGTATTTGGAAGCAGTAATATAATTATATTAGACGACTGTTTTAACTATAACGAAATTAATTTGATTTACATGATGTGTATGAAACGTTCATACTATTTGGGAAATCAAAGTCGGCAAGATGTACAAAATAATCCACAAGATAGATTAGTTTCTGAACTAACGGATGATGATATAGTTTTATCTGGATTACTTGACGAAAGGAGGAGAAATATATTTTCACCTTTTCTAGATATGTCTTCCAATATACAATCAGCATATGTAAATTTAGGTATAAAAAGCGATATCTATAATATCCACATGGATTACATGGGTAGAAAACAAAATCATGTACCTAAAACATTTTTATATTATGCAAATATAGAGTGGAAATCTAACTGGGGAGGTTCAACATTATTATACAATTCTTCTGGAGAGGATATCGTAAAAGCGATAGAATTTAAACCAGGTCGTGTTGCAATATTTGATTCCAGAATTCCACATATGGCAACTCCAGCAACGGGTATAGGTCCAGCGTACAGATTTACGATAGCATTTAAATTTATAGGTACAACAAATGTCTGATTGGTATAAAGAACAACCAAGAAACAGGAATTTTTTATCCCCACAGGGATTTAAAATGAACTTTGAAATTTTTCCAGACACAGAGTTCTTTTGCCAAGCAGTTAATTTTCCTGACATTTCAGTTCCATTTACTGATGTTCCAACTAGATTTAGATCTTTTCCTATTATAGGTGGGGGTGGTGTAAGTTATGGGGACTTACAAGCTACCTTTATTATTGATGAAGATATGCATAACTATGCTGAGATATTTAATTGGATACGAAACAACGGACAGTCTGAAAATACAGCGCCACTGTATCTTTCAAGCGCACAACTTACAATCCTTACGTCAAATTTTAATGCAAACCTTGTAGCAGATTTTAGATACATGTTCCCGTTCTCCTTGTCTCAAATTCAATTTGATGCTACAATAGGAGAAGAGAGTGTTGTTACAGCACAGGCATCGTTCAAGTATGCCCAAATGAGTTTCCGTGATAATAGCTTTAACGTATATGACCCGAATTGAAAAACTTGCTAAATTATTTGATCACATTAAAGAAGAATGGAGGAAGGATAGTCAAATTGATTTTGATATTAAAGACGGAGTATACTCTGAGAACCTAAGTGTTATCTCGTTAGACACTCCTTTTCAACACAATAAATACTTAAACCATCATAGCGATCTTTCATTAATGAAGGTGTCGCTGGAATTTGAATTTAGAAAACTCATCAGAGAGAAGCGAGAGTATTACGGAGGGGAGGCAGACGCAAAAGTATATGCTGAGAAACCATTTGGTGCCAGCATTAAGACTTCTGAAAAGATGAGGGTATATCTAGATTCAGATAAAGATATTCTGGACATAGAAAGCAAAATTAAGTTAATCGATGTGATGCTTAATTATCTTGATAATGTAATGAAGATGATCACCCAGCGAAACTACCTGGTAAAGAACGCAATTGAATGGGAGAAATTTACTAATGGGTTATAATGTCTGTCATCACCATTCAGAAAAAGAACGAGGTTTACTTCAAAGTAATAGGTGAACCACACGTCCATCAGGAACTATCAGACTACTTTACATTTGAACTTCCTGAGGCAAAGTTTCTAAGACGCAATCCTAGGTATCGACACTGGGATGGAACTATCCGCCTGTACTCCCCCGGTACAGGTGAGATATATTGTGGTCTCTTATCTCAGATACAAGACTTTGCTGAGAAGAGGTCATATGATATTGAGTATGTTAACAACAAATATTACGGCGATGTAGTAGAGACGAACGATGCTACTGCTCGCGGTATCAAAGGATTTATGAAAGATATCTCTAAGGTCAAACCTAGAGACTATCAGTATGACACAGTGTATAAAGCTATCAAGAACAATCGCGGTCTGTTTGTATCTCCAACAGGTTCCGGTAAGTCTCTGATGATTTATTCTCTTGTGCGTTGGTATTATGAAAGTGGTTCTAAGATTCTAATTATTGTGCCTACCACATCTCTTGTAGAGCAGATGGTGAAGGACTTCAAAGATTATGGTTGGAATGCTGACGACCATATGCATCAGATATATTCTGGTAAGGACAAGAACACAAAAAAAGATATTATTATTTCTACTTGGCAATCACTCTACAAGTTTCCAAAACTATACTTTGATGACTTTGATTGTGTAATTGGTGATGAGGCACACCTGTTTAAGGCAAAGTCCCTCACTGGTCTGATGACTAAACTACACAATGCTAAGTATCGTTTTGGATTTACTGGAACACTAGATGGTAGTAAGACACACAAGTGGGTGCTAGAAGGATTGTTTGGACACTGTGAGAAAGTAACTCGCACTGATGATCTAATTCAAAAAGGATATCTATCTAACCTCAGAATTAAATGTCTAGTTCTCCGTCATGAGTATCAATACTTCAATGACTATCATGAAGAGATGGAGTACATTGTTTCTCATCAAAAGAGGAACAATCTTATTAAAAATTTAGTTAACAATCTAGATGGTAATACCCTTGTGTTATTCAACTATGTGGAGAAGCATGGGGAACCATTATACGAAATGATAAATAATAGTGTAGACCCTGAGCGCAAAGTATTCTTTGTATCTGGTGCTACTGATACTGAAGACAGAGAAGAGGTTAGGGAAATTGCAGAGAAAGAAGACAATGCCGTTATCGTTGCTTCTTATGGAACATTCTCTACTGGCATTAACATCAAGAGACTACATAACATCATCTTCGCCAGTCCTTCCAAGTCCAGGGTTAGAAATTTACAATCAATTGGTCGAGTCCTTAGAAAAGGCGACGGCAAAGCGATAGCAACACTATATGATATATCTGATAATATCTCTACTAAAGGCAGAGAAAATTATACACTTCGTCATCTCTACGAACGTTTAAAGATCTATCAAGAGGAGAACTTTAACTATGAAATCATTAAGATTAAATTGACATAATGGAAGAACCATTTTACGCAGTTATAAAACTGAAGACAGGGGAAGAGTTAGTATCTCAAGTTTCTTATGCTACTGAAGAAGGACTACTAACTCTTCAAGACCCTATGGTTGTTGAACCTATGCAGCAAAAGAAAGGTCGCCAGAACATAGAAGGATTTGTATTAAGAGATTGGATATATGCTTCTTATGATGATTTCTTTTTTATCAGTCTAGAAGATGTATTAACTATGTCTGAACTGGATGAGAATATAAAAAACTTTTACATTAACACTGTAGAAAATAAATCTGCACCTACCAATATACCTGACAATACAAAAATTGATATGGGAACTTATGGCGACAGTGGTGCCCGCCAATTTCTACCTGACCTGAGCGAAAAAGGGTATCTAGGTTCTGTAGAAGCAATGAAACAACTCCTAGAAGAACTCTATAAGAAGTCCTAGCTTTAAAGCTTATAGTTCTTTATCTCTCGGACATACTTATTCTAGTGTAGTTTCTGAGGTTTGTCAAGCCCCTTGACAGATGCTCTACACTCTGTTATAGTATAGAGACAACAAGCATACCAGCAATGGCACATGGCAAAAGCAAAAAGCAAAGAGTATTACGTCAACAATAAAGAGTTCCTTGAAGCTCTAATCGTATACAAAAATAAAGTTCAAGAGGCAGAGGAGCAAGGTAAACCAAAACCTCGTATCCCAAATTATATTGGCGAATGTTTTTTGAAGATTGCTACACACCTTTCATACAAACCTAACTTCGTGAACTATATGTTCAGAGAAGAAATGATTTCTGATGGTATTGAAAACTGTGTGCAATACATTGCTAATTTTAATCCAGATAAATCAAAAAATCCTTTTGCTTATTTTACTCAAATTATCTGGTATGCTTTTTTGAGACGCATTTCAAAAGAAAAACGTCAGTTAGATATTAAAACTAAAATTGTAGAAAAGAGTGGTCATGAACATTTAATGCACACAGATAAATTTGATGGTGATATGTCTGGTATGAATCATAGTTATTCAGACATGACTTCTATCAAAGAAAACATTGAAGTTAGAATGGAAAATCGTTAAAATTTATATGTAGTATATTAAAATAATTTTTTGTGTATTTAAATTTCCATGAGTGAATACAATTTACAACATCCCAATTTAACAAATCTCCTTCCTCTATAGAAACATTAATTCCATTATAAAATGTATCTAAATTTTTTGGAACATCAATTGGAATTAGGATAGAACCGTAAGATGTTGATGGATAGTTTAATTCATACCCAGTAGGATCTTTATGAGGTTGTACATCACCCCATACTCTAAAATAATATACATTATAGATATCTTTATTTTCAAATAACTTTATAACATCATTATTCAATATTAAATTTTTTTTAATCTCACCCGTCAGATAATTTTTTATGTGTACCATTTTAAAATTGGGAGTATAATAACTTCTTGGTTTGTACAACTCTACACACAAAGGAGCAAAATCTTCTACGTTAACATTTGGTATTACTTCTTCACTTAAATCAATCTGTTTCATAGATTGATAAATTATATCTAAATTTTCTTTAATCTGATTAAACATGACTATCGCTCTCATCACTGATCAACACCTAGATGGACGTAAAGGTTCTGGTGTATTTTGGAATTATTTTGAAAAGTTTTATAAAAATGTATTCTTTCCATATTTAGAAAAGAACAACATCACCACCGTGATTGACCTAGGTGATACATTTGATAATCGTAAATCAGTAGACTTCAATGTACTACAGCGCGTCAAGAAAAAATATTTCGATGTGCTACAGGATATGGGTATCACCCTACATATGATATTGGGAAACCATGATACCTATTACAAAAACACAAATGAAGTTAACTCTCCAGATTTGCTTCTATGTGACTATAATAACATTATTGTATATAATGAACCTACCACAGTAATTGTAGAAGACACACCCATTGCTCTTATCCCCTGGATTAACGCAGGTAATCTAAATCAGACCATGGAGTTTATTGACGAGACACCTGCTAAGGTTGCTATGGGACATCTAGAACTGAATGGGTTTGAAGTTACTCCTGGCATGAAGATGGATCATGGTATGGACCCATCACTCTTCTCTAAGTTTGACAAAGTATTCTCAGGTCACTTCCATCACAAGTCTAAGAAAGGAAACATTCAGTATCTAGGTAATCCTTATCAGATGTTCTGGAATGATTGTGATGATGCTAGAGGGTTTCATACCTTCGACCCACCTACACAAAAACTTAAGTATCACAAAAATCCATTTGTGATATTCAAAAAACTCTATTACAATGATGCTGAGAAATGTCAGTATTACTTTGATGAATACAAAGATTGTTTTGTTAAAGTTATCGTAGAGCACAAAACAAACTACGCTCAGTTTGAAGTTTTGATTGATGGTCTCCAGAAAGCAGGAGCACACGATATCAAAATTCTAGAAACACTTGTAGAGGATGATACGATTGATGATGCAGACCTTGAAGTCAAAGATACTGCAACACTTCTCAATGAATATATTGATGAGGTCGAAGTATCCGTAGACAAAACTATGCTCAAAAATCTTATGCGAAACCTATATATTGAAAGTCTAGAAGTCGTCTAATGTATATCATTACGCTGGAAGATAAAGAAGAGGGTGTGTATTCTATCTTTGATGAAGATGGAGATTATGTAATCCCTGTTTTCGAACAAGAGGAAGATGCTGAACGTTACTACTATATGTTGGAAGCAGGTGTCAAGGAATACCCACCTCTTCAAATTTTTGAGATAGACGGCACAAATTTTATTAAGATCTGCGAGCAGAAGGAGCAGAAGTATGCTATAATAACCAAAGATGACCTGCTCGTACCACCCATTGAAGATGACCTATGATTTGTTTTGAGAAAATTCGCTGGAAGAACTTCCTTTCTACTGGCGCACAATGGACTGAAGTAAACCTTACCAATAACAAAACTACACTTATCGTCGGACAAAACGGAGCAGGCAAGTCAACCATCCTAGATGCGTTGACTTTTTCACTCTTCGGGAAACCATTCCGTAAGATTAATAAACCGATGCTACCTAACAGCATTAACATTACAGACTGTAGAACTGAGATTGAGTTCTCTATTGGTAAAAATCAATTTAAGATTGTTCGCGGTATTAAACCAAACATCTTTGAGATTTATCAGAACGGAGAGATGTTAGACCAATCTTCTAGTGCTGTGGATTACCAGAAGCAACTAGAGCAGAACATCCTGAAGATGAACTACAAGTCATTCACACAGATTGTGGTGCTTGGTTCTTCTACCTTTGTTCCATTCATGCGTCTGCCTCTGGCACAACGTCGTGAGATTATTGAGGACATTCTTGATATTCAAATCTTCTCAGTGATGAATAATAAACTCAAGGAACAATACAAACTCACCAGTGATCGTGTAAAAGACCTTGGATATGAATCTGAATCCACACTGGAGAAGATTGGTATGGGTGAGAAGTTCATCAAACAGTTAGAAGATGAAGCGGACAAACTTATCTTTGACAAGACTGAGTTCCTCAATACAAATGTCTCTAGACATATTGAACTCACATCTACAAAAAATCTGTTGATTGATGACCTGTGCCAAGTAACTGACAACATTCAAAAAGTCGCGTTTGATAAATCTAATCTAAAAAAACTTAACTCAATGCGTGGTAAGTTTGAAGGTAAGATTGAACAGACACAAAAGAATGTCAAGTTCTTCAATGACAATGATACTTGTCCCACCTGTACTCAAAGTATTGAAGAGACAATTAGGTCTAACGAACTCTTCAAACTTAACCAGTCTGTAGATAAACTATCGTCGGGATTGGAACAACTGATACAACAAATATCAATTGAGGAGGAGAAGGAGACTGAACTACAATCTCTTGTGACATTGCAGCAGCAAGTCAATGCTGACCTACAAACAAACAAGAAAGAGATTGAGTTGAATAAACGCTCCATCGAGAGATTGGAAAGCGAGATTAGAAATCTACAGAACACTAAGAACAGCAAGGGTGAGGCACATGAGAAGTTAGAATCTCTTAAGAAAGATTACGAAAACCTTAAGGAGAACCTAGTACAGGTTAAAATAGAAAAGGAATGTATGACCGCTGCTGGTGTACTACTAAAAGACAATGGTATCAAAACCAGAATCATTAAGAAGTATTTGCCTACGATGAATAAACTCATCAATCAGTATCTACAATCCCTTGACTTCTATGTAAACTTTACACTGGATGAAAACTTTGAGGAGACTATTAAATCTAGATTCAGGGACACTTTTTCTTACGAATCCTTCAGCGAAGGAGAGAAAGCTCGTATTGATATCGCTCTGTTGCTTACTTGGCGTTCTGTCGCTAAACTTAAGAATAGTGTGGATACTAACCTCCTCATTCTAGATGAAATCTTTGATGGGTCTCTAGATAGTATGGGTACGGGTGATCTAGGTTGGATACTCCGCAACTTTGATGACAACACAAACGTATTTGTTATCAGTCACAAAGAACAGATGAACGATAAGTTTGAGAGAACACTCACTGCTGAGAAAATTAAAAACTTCTCTGTCCTCAAGGAGACAGTTAATGAAGTGGTCTAAGGGGGGTTGCTACCCTCCTTTTTTTGTGTCATATTACATTCATACGAAACGAACCGCATGAATACCAAAGAAATTGACGGTGCTATCGCCCGCCTGCTTGCCACTGAGAACCTTGTCGTAGAGCACCGCAACGTGCCTACCGCATCCTTCGACGTGGAGGATCGTATTCTGACTCTGCCTAACTGGGACTCTACTCAAGATGTGTATGACATGCTTGTGTCTCACGAAGTGGGTCATGCTCTCTTCACTCCTACTGAGTGGACTGGTGTGGTTGATTTTCCTAAGTCTTATTTGAATGTTGTTGAGGATGCTCGCATTGAGAAGATGATGAAGCGTAAGTTTCGTGGTCTTGCTCGTTATTTCAGTGCTGGTTATTCTGAACTGGTTGAGAAAGATTTCTTTGGCACTAAAGATGCTGACCTCGCCAAAGAATATAATCTGATTGACCGTATCAATCTTCACGTCAAGATTGGTCCCTTCGCTATGATTCCTTTCACTGCTGAGGAGCAGGTGTGGGTTGAACGTACAGAAAATCTTGAGACCTTTGACGAAGCAGTTGAACTCGCCAAAGCTATCTACGAATGGACTAAAGAACAGAAAGAGGTAGAGGAAGAAACTCAAGAAGTTCAGGTTCAGCAAAGCGATGAAGGTAATCCTGTAGATGAAATGCAGGGTGACGAGCAACAGAAACCTGGTGAAGGTGAC